ATGTGCAAAAGCGTGTGCAAAATGAGTGATTTAGACGACATCAAAAATAAAATCCGCGATGCAATGACTTCGCAAGGTACGTACATTCCCGATTTGGATTTGTGTATAGAACTTTGTGCGGGTTCTTATATGGCGTTCCGAATTGCTCTTTCTGATATATCCAAAAAGAGAATGAAGTCTTTTGTAAAAGAGAAAACGCGCGAGGAAAACACGAAGCTTGTAGCACATCCGGCATTCAAAGTTTTATTTGATTCGCTGGAAGTGACGCGTAAACAATTACGTGAACTTGGTTTGACGTTACAGACTCTTTCTGTTTCCGAAGATGATGAGGTTAACGATTTTATAAATGAAGTGAATGGAGCCGGGGAACAGTAATTTATTGATTGAATTAAAGCGAGTTACGGTTGCGTCATTACAAGCGATAAACGTTTACTCTTATCGCCTGGTATTAACTGACGAACGATTGAACAGCTATGTTTGTGCATGTATAGATAACCCGGACAAACATAACCTGTATGAGCTTTTAGCTGTATCACGTTTCTTTAGCTTCTTAGACAAATATAATTTTAGAACGTCGGAGGTAAAGAAATACATAGTTTTCTATGAGAATTTAAAATTTAGCGGCACAAAGGGGAAAACCAAATATAAGTTAACCCCTGTACAGGTATTTCAGTTCGCCAATATTTTAGGGTTTTATCATCCCGGCACTAATCGGCGGGTTATTCGTGATGTGCTTTTGTTTGTGCCGCGTAAATTCAGCAAAACAACGTCTGTCGCTTCTTTGGCGATATATGATTTGCTTTTCGGTGATGCAAATGCGCAAACGTATGTAGCTGCAAACTCATATAATCAAGCAAAGGTTTGTTTTGATGAGATACGAAACATACTTAAGGCATTAGACCCGAAGTTACGCCGATTTACGATAAATAGAGAAATTATCTATAACAGAATAAAGGGAAAAACATCATTCGCCCGGTGCTTGGCATCTAATCCCGACAAGTTAGACGGTTTGAACGCAAGTACGGTTATATTGGATGAATACTCACAGGCAGACAGCGCGGCATTGAAGAACGTTCTAACGTCCTCAATGGGCGCGCGTCTCAACCCTTTAACCGTCGTTATAACAACGGCATCCGATAAACATACAAGTCCTTTTGTCGAGATGTTAAAAGGCTATAAAGCCATCTTACGCGGAGAACTGGATAACGACGCAATATTTGCACATATATTTGAACCGGATGTAGACGACGAAGAGGGCGACCCGGAGACATGGCGAAAAGTACAACCGCATTTAGGCGTTACGGTTTATGAGGATTTTTATAAAAGTGAATATCAAAAGGCTTTGTATAGTGCGGATGATGCGTTGGAGTTTCGCACGAAATTACTTAATATTTTCGCTTCTAATAGTGCAACTACTTGGATAGAGGCGAAACAAATAGAAGAGCGGTTTAAAAAGGTTCAGATAGAAAACATAACGAGTAAACCGCCAACAATGGTAGGCGTTGATTTATCTGTGAGAGACGACTTTTCAACGGTTACATATAACCTTTATTCAGTTGATAGTAGATCGTTTCATTCTTATACAGACTATTATTTCCCGGATGGTGCATTGGAAAAGCATCCGAACTGTGAGCTATACAAAGGTTGGGTTAAAGCTGGCTACTTGAAATTGTGCAAAGGTGATATTATTGACTATCAACAGATAGTTGATGATATTTTGAAAATGGCTAACTATTTGTGTATTA